GGAGGAGTCAGTCTCCGTGTCGGAGGAGACCATTTCGGCTCCGTCTGAAGAGGAGGATGCCATGTCCTACTTTGAACGACTCGCGAGTGAGGATTGACAGACGATCTCTTTTAGAGAGAGAAACCCCCGGAGAAATCCGGGGGTTTTTTATGCCATTGAAATATTTGGTGTTGAATACAATGAGTTTCTTGCGTCACTAGCAATTTCACTATCACCGCTAAATATTCTTTGATTGTTGTTGGTGACAATATTATTAGTTTGTACCGCTGTTGGTGGTTTTTCTTCTTGTGTTTTTTCTTCTCTCTGTCTATTCAATTCTATCAATTGCCTTAGTGCATTTTCACCAATGTCACTAAGACCTCTTTCCTTCTTGAACTCTCTTATCTCATCTGCTGTGATTAGTCCCGTGCGAACCATTTCCTGTGCTTCATTGACTAATCCACCGTCTTTTGCTGACATCCACAAATCATTTACCGATCTCAGCAACAAGACATTTGCTTCTCTCTGTTTGTCTATTGCGTCTAATTGTTCTTGTGGTAATGATTGTAGCCTTGCTTCTTCCTCCAATCTGAATTGTTCTTCTTGTTGTTTAGTTGACTTTTCTCTTTCTTCCCTCTCCTTCGACATCTTTTCTTCATCTATAGCCTTTTGACCACTTACTTCATAAATTTGTCTCTCCACTCTGAGCCTTTGTTCCTTTTCTTTTTCTGGATTTATAAGTGATACCACATTGTCTATAAACCAAAGTCTTGCATTAAGTAGTGCAAGGACTACTGTTCTGGTGAGTTCTCTTACTCTATCCGGGATTGTTTTTGTAAACACAGTGACTAGTGCATCATATGCTTTTTCAAATGCAGGAATAAGTTTGTTGTTTACAAAATCTCCAATAGGTTCAAACAACTCAGGAACTGTATATGCAAAGAAACCGTATATGGATGCAAAGAAATTCGTTAGACTTTCTATAACACCATCGAAGAATCCCATTACATCTTCAAAAGATAAAAGCCCAAAAGAGAGACCAGAAATTATCTGAGCAAAGAAACCTCTTATAGCACTAAAAAGTTTATCAAAGAAATTTCCATCAGAGCGTAGAAATCCTCTAATCGCACCAACTATACCTTCAATTACTGTAATGATAATTCCAATTGGTCCTGCAAATTTTAATACAGTTTTTAGGAATGGGAAGAGATTTAAAAATATTTGACCCACTGTTTTGAAAAAATTTCCTATGGAAGTAAGAAATGGTTTACTTACTTTCCAGATGTTTGCAAAAAAACCACCAACTCTAATAAAAAAGTTTCCAACTCTACCAAAAAGACCACCAACATCTGTAAACAATTCTCTGATCGACGCAACGAAACGACCCAAAAATGAAACCTTAGATGATTCCAAAAGATCACCAATACCAGAGAAGAAACTTTTCAGTGCTTTCCCTATTCTAAGACCAATATCATACAATGTTCCAAAAATTCGCCTAAGTCTATCAAGGTTGAGAAAGGATTTAGCCCCAAACAATCCTCTGATGCCAGTGAAAAGTGCCTTAAACGGTCTTAAAAGATACGCCACTCCTACTATAAATGCTAACTTTAGCACACCCATAAAATCTTTTGGTATTAACTCTCTCATCGCAGATCTAACAGATGTTATAGATGAAACAACGCTTGACTGTAAATTTTTAAACAATGCACCTTGTCTATTTTGTTCTTCTAATTTGTCTTCTTTTGAACCCGAAAAGATATCTTTTATCGTAGAGAATAGGGTTTTAATGTTTTCATTAAAACTAACTTCACGTTTATCGTCTCTTTCATTCTTTTTTATGTCATAACTATATTGTTTTGAAATACCTTCTTCAATAACCCTGAGACTTGAGAGTTGCAGTGTAATTGTAGATTTAAAGTTCTCTAAGTAGTCTCCAAGTAGTTTGACTTCTATACTTTTTGCTAAAGAACCAAAGTTTGTGTTTAATGCAGAGATTTCTTCTTTTGATGCTTTTTTGAATTCCGAAATCATCCTTTCGTTGGAATCTCTTTTGCCTAATATAGACAAAAGAGGATTATTATTAACATCCTCCAAGGGATTCCCTTGTTTATTTTCTCTGCTCTCTGGTGGTTTTCCTGCCATCCCTAAAGTCTCCTATTTGACTTTGCCTCTTTTTCTCTTTCTTCCTGTAAGAACTGGGTCAATAGACCAAGATAGATTTGTCTCTCCCAAGGAATCATATTGTCCAACTCAGACAAACTATATTTATAGTGCTGCATCATCATAAAATTTACCCTGTAATGATTTTCTAAGGAATCATGGGAGAGGCACATTAGAAAAAATTACCGATTCCATCAATAATCATTTCTTCTTTGTTTCCACAAGAAGGACAGGTAAATTCCAACTTGCTCTTAACCTTTGGTATTGAATCGAAAAACTTCTTCATTTTTTCTATGTCTTTCATACTCAATGACTGCAAGAATTCCTTCACTTCTTCTTCAGTGTAGTCTTGGATGTTGTAAACAGTCTTATCATCATAGATTGACTCTATACACTTTCCTAGAATTGAAATGATATCTCCATCGTTACTAATTGATGTGAAGGAATCTATATCTGAAAAAGCAGGGTGCTTCATTTTAAGTCCAATAGAGTTATCAATTTTAATGATGTAACTTTCTTCTTTCTTTGACTCTTTTAGGTTTTCTATAAATATATCCTTATCCAGATCTAATGTAACTGGACATTTTGTTTCACATTTTGAACAACTCAAGCCCAATTGAATGTCTTGACCAACAGATTTGGATCTTAGATTGAGAAAGATATACTCAATATCGTAGGTTGTCAATTTGTTGAAATCTATTTCTGTTTTTACACAAGCAGTGATTAACTCTTGAATCAATTGAATTTTATTTGAATCGGAACTGTCTTCTTCGCCTAACATCAATAGCAATTTTTCTTCTTTGACTAAGAATGGTCTATACGAGATAGTTTCTCCAGAAGAGGGCAGTTTCATTTTAAAGGTTGGACTTTCTAACTTAGGTAACGACATAATATCCTTTCATTTATGTAATATTAGGTTCTGATACTCCAATTTCCCACTTGCGGAAAGATAAGACTATTTCAGTCTTTACTAATTCTTCAGAACCGGCTGACAGTTGAATTTCATTTATTCTTTTGGGGAAAACTTGAATAAGCCGAACTTGATATAAGGGAAGAGGATTTATAGGAATATTTACTTGATCTGGTAATTTAATATCAAGCGCACCCGGTGGAATCAATGAAGTGCTTTCTGCGGGGTCTTTTTTCCGAAGAAAGTTTACCACATTTTCAGTCAACCCAGCAGCGGCGGCAAGAGGAGTTGGTCTAATTGGACCTTCTCTGTTCAGGTTCGGAATATCAAGTGATATTTCTTTTGTTTGTTTTGTGATCGGAAATGAACTAATATCAAGACTAGTTACATAATCATTATAATAACCATGAGTATAGTTTGTAGAATCTATTATTTTTTCTTGCCATTCGGTGAACAGTTTTCTTATGTTGTATTCATATGTCTCTAGAAAAGAAAGTGTAACATCACCCTCATAAATTCTACCATAAGGCATTTCTCTTTCTATACCCTGTAAAACATGACCCTTACTTCCTATAGTGGAAGCAGGAAAAGAAACTGTTTCCAGTCTCTGATTTAAAAGTTCTGTGTTTTCCTTATTGAAAACAAATCTAGGACTATCACCATAAGCACCAAATTGTATTTCATAACGATTTCGCTGGGCAACACCATGCTTTTTGATTCCAGCAATAAAGTTTTGTACGTTAAATCCAAACATCTTTTTTATGTTCCTTTAGGTTTTTCTTGAATCCTTTATCGCTTGAATTTTACTTTCACTCCATATAGAAGATACATTTTTTCCAACAAAAAACACTTCATGTTTTTTTGAAATATCTCCCAAGTAAAATCTTTCCCACAAACTCGGTTTCATCTCCAAAATAATGCGACCCATTCTTTGGTGATCGTATCTTTTAATACAAGGAAATGCTAATCCTAAACTTCTTCTATATCTAGACAACATTTTATATGATATTGATGCTCTGGTGTCTGGATCTTCTTCGCTTCCTAGCAACCTTCCCATGATTCCATTAATAAGTTTTTGTCTCATCTCTGGGGGAAGGTAAAATGGGTTTAATCCCAATAAACTATTTTCCTCTTGCTCCAAGGAAATTACCATTGGGTAAATATGGTAATATGGTAATTTTGGTGTTCCTTTGTTGATGGGATTCCTATAAGAAAATAAATAGCACCTACCTCTTCCTCCAATTGATCTTCTTATTGAGTTTGGATTCATTACATTGACATCTTCTTCTCCTAGATCTGGTGCTACTCTTTGTAAGAAATCAGATAAAGGCGGTGCTATTTTTTTGAGTTCTTCGTAGAGCATCAGAATATCTCTTTTTCTGTTATGATTCTAAAAACCCATCCTCTATTTTCACATGCTTTTTTTGCAGCCTCCCACTTAGCATTATTTATGGTGTATGTCATAACTTCGCTCAAATATCTTCTCGTTTTCTTTCCGCTCGTAGGTTTCTTTGGCTCAATTGTTTGCTTACTTGGTTTGACTTCAATAACTAGTGTTTCTATTTCACCTTGTTTGTTTTTAAGTTCAACAATGAAATCTGGATAGTATCTGTGGGGTTTGCCATCTACCGGAGAAATATAAGGTATGCATATCTCCTCTGATCCCCAAGAAATCACGTTTGGGTTCTCATCAAATACCCTCATGCACTTTCTCTCCCATAGACTTCGGTACACAATTTTCGTGGGATCTCCATGATATTTGTCGGGTCTATTTGGTTTATATTTTCCTTTGTATGGCATATATAACTATGTATTAGACTAGGAGAAACTAATGACTTACTTAGGAGACATAACCGAATCTGCTGCTGCATCTGTAGATAGTGCTTTTCGTAGAAGCGGCGATTTGAATCGGCTCACAGAACAAGGGAAAAATCAACTATATGTGTTTCCTAGTGATTTAGGTCAACCAGAGACAGGAAATGGAATTATACACTGGGTTGAATTTATACCTCATTTTTTGGAAGCAAAAGGAATTCAAGGGGTGGTAAAAAATATTAGAGCCGCTGTTGGTTCTGGACTGGATGCTTTACTTCCCGATTCAACTGACAGCGAAGATAATGCTGAGAGAAAACAAGCACAAGAAGATGCAAGCAATGCACTTGGAAAACTTGGAACAAGTCTTAATATTTCTGATAACAGATTAGCAGGAAGTAATAGACAAGCAGGTGAAAGTGTTTCAATATATTTGCCGGGTGGAATTGAGTATACTGATGCATTTTCTTATGAAGAGGTGGGATTTGCTGCTGCACAAAATATAAAAAATGCAAGTGCATTTCAGAGTACAGTTGCTCTTAATTTATTGAGACAACTTGCTGGAGGATTGGATATAGTTGGTGGAATACTAGGACAAGACTCAATCAATGCAGGAGATGTCTTGTCTGCACAATTAGGTATTGTCGTTAATCCTCAAAAAGAGCAAATGTTTAGAGGTGTTGCATTTAGATCGTTTGACTTCAAATTCAACCTCATACCAAGATCAAAGAAGGAAGCAGAAACAGTAGCCAGTATAATAAAACTTTTTAGGTTTCATGCTTATCCAGAACTATCGGAAAATAAAGCATTCTTTAATTTTCCCTCTGAATTTGAAATCAAATTCAAATCGTATGATGTTGAATTAAATGAAACCAAGGAAAATACTAGTCTTCCAAAATTAAAAAAATGCGTCTTGGAAAAGATAACCACAAACTACACACCAGATGATGTATATCATTCTTTTAAAGATGGTTCTCCTATTAGAGTTGAAATCTCTCTTTCATTCAAAGAGACACAATATATTCATAGAGAACTGGTAAAGGATGGATTTTAATGTATTTCGCTAACTTCCCTCTTGTAAACTATGTCAAAGAAGATGGTCAATTAGAGACCATTCAAGATATACTCATAAGAATTGATTTTAAGGAATTAGAAAAAACCAATGCAGAGGTTTTTATTGAATACAATGCCCCAGAAGGATCTACACCAGAATTCATAGCAGAATCTGTATATGGGGATCAAGAATACTTTTGGTTGGTTTTGCTTTTCAACAATTTTTTAGATCCAAATTATTCCATACCCCTTAGATCTAGATCTTTAGATGACTATACTAACAGAAAATATAGATCACAAACTTTATTCATAACACCTGAAAATGACAGTGAGCAGTTTTTTTCTCACCCAAATCCGGCAAGCAATATTCCAAACTTTAGAGAGGGTGACACAATAACTGTCTACCTTGGTCAAAGATTAAGATACAAAGACGAAGATGATGATAAAGTTCTAGGTATCATCAAAAGATACATTCCTGAACTATCCGCAATTCAACTGGATTCACTCACAGGTGTAATTAAAGAAGGTGATGTGATAGTGAGAGGGTATGAAGGAGAATTAAGAGCAAAGGTATCAAGAGTAACGATAAGCCGCTATTCTGTTCATCATTTTGAAGAAAACGGAATACAGTTGAATCCAATGGCTACACCTCCAGATGACAAGGGAAACCAAATTCCAATTGGTCAAACTGGTGATGGATTTCTTGATCCAGTTGGAGTAACACAAACCATTCTTGAAAACTACATGAATGATGGAAACAACACATATGTAATAACCAACGAAGATTATGAATTCAAAGAGAATGAAAAGAGTAGAAAGTTGAAATTAGTAAATCCAAGGCTATTGAATGATATCCTTAGACAATTCAGAGAGGTAATTGAGACTTAATGCCAGAGCAATTTGTCCTAAAGATAAAACCGGACAATAAGTATACTGATATTGACGACTATCGGTTACTTAGCATGGTATTAATTGGTAGATCTGGTCAGAAACTAGATCTAAAACCACTATTCCAAAACTTTACTTTTGTCGAAGACATATTCAAATGCTCTTTGACAGGATCTGTCATATTAAAAGATGCTGTTAATTTGAGATCAACTTTTCCGATGGAGGGATATGAAATTTTAGAGATTGAATTCAAAACTCCCGGAATAGGATCAGAGTATATCAAGAAATCATTTAGAGTGATAGAGGTGACTGACAATGTAAAATCAGAAGATCAAAGAAAAGAAGTTTACAGATTAACTCTGATCAGCGATTCTGCTTTCAATGATAAAACAAAAAACATATCAAAATCATACAAAGGAAAGATAAGTGATATCGCTAAAAAGATCTACTCTGAATACATCAAAACCACCAAAAAAGACAATCCCTTAAAACCACTGAAATATGATGCATCAGATCTAAATGTTCAAGAGACGCTTGGAGAACAAAAATATGTTATTCCAAGATGGTCTCCATTTAGAGCCTTGCTTTGGCTTGCTAAGAGAGCAATTCCAGCAAAAAGATCAAGCGAAACCAACTATCTCTTTTATGAAGACGCCGATAGACACAACTTCATTACTTTGAGTGAACTGGTAAGTGCAAACTCAGTAATGACATATTACAACATTCCAGCAAACACAGAAAGAGATCTTTCGCTGATCTTTTCAAAGACTAGAGATGTTAACTTTTTGAAGACAAATCAAAAGTTAAAAGAACAAATCCAAGGATCATATTCATCCACTTTGTATGTTCACGATGTAACAACTAAACAATGGGGGAAGTACATATACAACTACAATGACGATGAAGGTAAGGTTAGGTATATCACTGACAATAAACTAACAAAAAACAATACAGATGTCTATACAACAAAACCAGATTCTGCCTTTCACTTGACAACAAAACAAACAGGATTGATGGGCAAAGATTTTCCTGACGTTCAAAACCACAAAGATTGGTTACAACGATCCATCTCTAGTAATATTCTTCTTGATAGTGTCAGTGTAAAAATAACGACTTGTGGAAACTCATTGCTTCGAGCAGGAAAGGTTATAGAATTCTTTACACCAAAATCTTCTTTTGAGGATAAAGGTCAGGATGAGTGGTATGACACTTATTATAGCGGTAGGTATTTGATCACAACCCTTAGACACACCATAACCCAAGATGGGTATACGAATACAATGTTGCTCGCCAAGAATAGTTATGAGCAACCAACACCAGACAAATCATCTTTCTTGGGAACAGGAAACAAATAATCATAGGAGATAATCATGGAAGCGTTTGCTGGTAAAAATGGATTTATTTGGTTTCAGGGTGTAGTTGAAGACAGAAATGATCCCGAACAACTTGGTAGAGTTCGTGTTCGATGTCTTGGGTTTCATACTGAAAACAAGCAGGATCTACCAACCGAAGATTTACCTTGGGCATATCCAGTTCAACCAATAACATCTGCTGCAATGAGTGGTATAGGTGATGCTCCTGTTGGACCCGTTGAAGGCACATGGGTTTTTGGATTCTTTCGTGATGGCGAATCAGCACAAGAGCCTATGTTCTTAGGAACTTTAGGTGGTGTTTCTCTCAAGAAAGCAAACCAACAAGAAGGGTTCAATGATCCAAATGGAACATATCCTCTTGAAGAGTTTTTGAATGAGCCAGACACAAATAGAATGGCTCGCGGTGTTCAAGAGGGAACTTATGTTGAGTTCAAAAAAGATCCAGAGTACCTTGACAAGATGGAGACGGCGGGTGGTCTTGGTGGAGGAGAAGAGATAAATGAACCAGAAACTCCATATGATGCAAAGTATCCTTTCAATCATGTGAAGTTTACCGAGTCGGGTCACTTGGATGAAATGGATGACACACCGGGCGCAGAAAGACTGCATAGATATCATAGATCAGGAACCTTTGAAGAAATTCATCCTGACGGAAAAAAAGTCGTGAAGATTGTAGGTGATCAATATGAAGTTGTACTCAAAGACAACAACCTTCATATTGTCGGTAAAATGAATGTCACTGTAGAGGGTGACGCTTCTTTGTATGTCAAAGGAAATTGCACTGCACAAGTTGATGGTGACTCTGAACATCTTGTTGCTGGTAATATCAAAATAAACTCAGGTGAGTCGATAGAAATAAATGCCAGCAACAGCATTGTGATGAAAGCATCCAACATTAAATTGAACTGATATGGCAAACGTCGAACGAATAATCAAAGATTTAAAGACAAGAAGATTGACTCTTCGTCTTTATTATGTTGATAGACCCCAAGGTGTGGATGCACTTCGTCCTTTTGTGTTTGAGGGCGAAAATGCTATTACTTTTCCAGATCTAAACTATGATGCTCGAAATTTCATTCCGATTGGTGTAGAGTTTTTTGGTACTATAGAAAACGCAACACCAGACGTAGTTTCTGTAGTAGAAGAAAACCTTCAAGAAATCTATGCCACCTTACCTCCACTTCCACCAAGACAAGATCCAGAAGTGTATGTCAGTGGATTGGGTGGTAGTCCAGTCTTAGGTGGAGGTGGAGGCGATGTTGTTACCGGAGTTGGAAACACCGGATCAACCGGATATGGATTAACGAATCCAAGATTAATAGATGATAGTCTAGTCATAGATCAACTTCTTCCAGATGGTTCAACTGGTGCATCTTATGAATTAGGTGATATTGTTGGTCCACAAGGTCCGCAGGGTCCACAAGGTCCGCAGGGTCCACAAGGAGAACAAGGAGAACAGGGTCCACCCGGCGAGAATGGAGCAGGTGGTATTGGTATAAGTGCCGGAACTGGATTGGACGTTTCTCTTGATGGTTCAACTTTCACTATAGGTGAAATTGGTTGGCAAAGGCAGAGTGATGAGTTTCCTGAAACTGTAGGTGGAGTAGAAGCAGGAACAACTATCGCAAATGGAACAAGTGCGATTGATATACTTGAAACTTTACTCTATCCCTATCAACCAGTTTCTTTCAGTACATTCAATATTAACATTGGTGGACCATTCGAGGTTGGAGAAACTGGCGGTACTGGAAACATACAAGCAACTTGGTCAACAGAAGGTCCAGATGATAATTGGGTTGTCAATACTGTTAACATTGTTGGAAATCAAGCAGTAGGAACAGTTTTGTCTGGAGTTAACTATGATGCAAGTCCAGAACCAGTTCCTCATGGAGATGGATATAGATTTACCAGTGAGACAACTCTTACATTTACCATATCTGGTCAACAAGATCAAGGTTCTGACCCAACAGGAAGTTCAAATGTAAACTGGAGGTATAGATATTATGCAGGAAAAACTGGTGCTGGATTTGATGGAACTGGTTTAGATTCTCAGGGATTTACTGACACACTTTCAAGAACAACACCAAACAACTGGACAGTTAGTTTTTCCTCTGCGAACAGCAAAGTATACTTTATCATACCATCAAACGAATACACCGGAACTTTGAATTTTATATTCGTAGAAAACGAAACCAACGTCCCCATGCTTTCACCCACTACATTTACTCACACCAATTCTCATGGATTAAATGTAGACTATGATATCCATGAATCATTCAATGTTCTTCCCGGTGAGTTTCAAATAAGAGTTGAGGTGACATAATGGCAATTATCACTGGTGGAGTTAGACTTACTGGTTTTATTGCCCCGACTGATTCGGCTGCCGTATATCCTGTAACCAATCCAACATATGGACTTGGTGGTCTTAGGACTGTACAAGATACAACAGAGAGAAATGCAATTACGAGTGAACGCCGAGAAGAAGGCATGTTGGCATATGTTGTTGCAGATCAAAAACTATATCAACTTGTAGGCGGAACCGCAAATATAAACTGGACAGAATTAACAACTGGTGGAGGTGGTGCAGGAAATACAGGAGCAACTGGTGCTACGGGAGCCACTGGTGCAACTGGTGCTACAGGAGCCACTGGTGC